GTGATAAACTAAACGATATTCAAGCAGGTAATCTTTTACAAAATTTAAAAAAGATGGAGGAGTTTTATATACCCCCTGTCAGTCCAGCAAACATTACGGATCTGGGAACAGGGACCAGGAATTTAGATGCAGAAGGTTTAGCATCTTTAAGAATAAATCCTAAAATTAAAAGCGAAGAGATTGATAGTATGATAGACTTGCCAGAAGGTGTTGATCCAAGAGAAACTATTTTACCTTTCTATCCAGGTGCTTTTAAAGGAGATCCAAAAGATTTAGTTAAAAATTTACCTTTTACCGGAAAAGAAATTGATCCAAATGATTTTAAAAAATTAGTTCAAAATATGGATCTACCACCACCAGGTTCACGTGGCGGACCAGAAGATATTGCAGCACCATTTCAATCAGCAGATGAAACAATTGCTAATTTAGAAAAACAAGACGCTGGTTTAGCAGCACAATTTAAATTGATGACATCAAACCAAGGTGAGATACCAGCTAAACGATCATCATCTAGAGAATTTTTATTAGAAGCTTTAAAAAAAGAAAATCCTAATCAAACAACGTTTGCAGACATAATATCTGCAGAAGATGTAAAGTTTATTACTGAAGGCGGCGGTGGACTTGCAGGTGATCCTATTGTACTTGTTGAAAAATACTTTGGTCCAAGAATTGCAGAGATGGTCCCACCTGGTGCAACTTCAGAAGAAATATTAATTTTTACTAATAGAGTTTTAAACGAAGTAGTCGATGCAAATGGTTTACGTCCAACTGATCCAAGATTCGATAGATTTACTGCACGGTTTGTCGATGAAGTACAAGATTTTGCAAAAGGCGGATTAGCTAAGATCCTGGAGGTCTAATGGCTACAGTAGAAGAAATTAGAAGTGTATTTAATACTTACTTTACTCCTGATTATACAGGCCAGTTAGATGAAGACTTAATTCAAAAAATTCTTAAACTTTATGAAGAAGAAAAATTAGGTTCTAATAAAATTGCTGAAAGATTATTAAAAGAAAATAAATTAAGTATAAACCAAGGTGTCATTGGTAGAATACTTACAAAAGCTAAAAAAAATAATATAGTAAGAACTATTCCCAAAAAAGAATTAACATCCTCAATAGAACAAGTGGTTCAAGGTGAAGGTAGAAAAATACATAATGTTGTAAGAAAAATAACAGAGCTTGATAGAAAACAAAACCCAGACATACCTGTAAATGCTAAATACAAAATTGTTTTTGCAACCCCTGGTGGGAAAACTACTAAAATACCAAAAGAATTTATTGGCGTAAAATATTTTAATACAGAAGCAGAAGCCAACACAGCTTTAAACAAAAGATTAACGTCTGATTTTACAACACCAGGTGACCCAGATGCTGCAAAATTAAAAAGACAAAGAACAAGATCAGAAAATGTAAAAGCTGTCACTAAAGGATCTAGTGCTGCAGATAAAGAAAACATTAAAGCTATTGAAGGCGGAATAACAGAAATAAATAAATATTTTAAAAATAGTCCTGAACTAATTAATACAACTCCATTTGGTAAAAACATAAAAGCCATGATGTCTCTACGATTAGATAAAGATACAGGTAATTTTTATTCTAAGTTAAGGCCCGACAGTTATTATTTAGACAAAGCAAAAGAAGGACAGCTGTTTGATTTGTTTGATATTAATCCTGTAGCTGGTAAAAAACCTGGTGGTAGATTTGCAACCAATGTAAATATATCTCCTAATCAGTTTAACAGAGCATTTATTGGAGCACAGTTATCTAATTTTTTTAACAAAGGTGTTAATCAAGAAACAGCATCTCAATTAGATTCTATTTTAAAAGAAAAAAACATAAGAGTTGATTTACCCAATGTTGGTAAAGTAGGTGCCTCTGGAGCCGATGTTGCTTTTGATAGTACAACAGGTTCGTTTCCTAGAATTATAAAAACTTTAGAAACAATGGAAGCACCTGAAGAAATAAAAAATTTATTTAGATCTGTTGCAGAATTAAAACCTGGAAGTAATTCATACAAAAAAATATGTAACTTACCTTTAGCTAATGGTGGTGGCGTTGCAGGTTGTGTAGAAAGAATTGCTGAAGACCCTATTAAAGCTGCTGCAAAATTAAAAAAATCTTTGGACAATGTTGAAAGCGGTCCATTACTAAAAGTAAAAGAATCGGCAAGTGGTGTTTTAAACTTTGCAAAACGTGGTGGTAAGTTTGGTGCCTTAGCCGCGGTTGGTGCTGGTGCAGCTGCAATTGTAAAACCATTTATGAATGATGACATGTCAACTTATTTGTCTGACGAAGGACAACAAAAGAATATGTTAAAGTCCATGATCCTCGATCCCATAACCCAACCAGATGAAAAAATTACCGAGGATGAAGTAAACGTATTTGATAAAGCATACTTACCAACTCTAGGTGCAGTAACTGCAGCAGGAGCCATTCCTGGTGGTAAAAGATTATTTGATGTTAGAAAAAGAATGGGAGCTGGTAACATTAGAGCAGCACTTAGTCCAATAAGAGGTGTACTTGGAAAAGGATTAGCTGCAACAGGAACCCCATTAGGAATTGCTGCATTAGAGCCATTGTATCTTGCTTCACAAATTTCTGAAGGAGATTCATTAGGAGAAATTGCAACAAACCCATTAAACTATTTAGCACCAGCTTTTGCAGGTGGATTATCTAAAGAAGCAACACGTTTTGTTGGACCAACGGCGTCTAAAGTTATGAGACTAGGAATTAGTCCAACTGCATTAAAAACTTTTTCACGTAGATTTGGTTTACCAGGATTAGCTTTGTCCTCTGGTATTAGTGGATTTGAAATGTTACAGAATTATAGAGCAGGAAGAGGACTATTTGATGACGGTTAAGAACAAAACTCTTGTGGCAAATATGCAACATGTTAAATGGAATCAAATCCCACCATTAAAGGGACCTGACTCACAGGGGTTGAATGTTCCTCTAAAACAAGCTACAACAATAAAGAACTCGGAGGATATAAATGGCAGACATAGACAAGTCGCTACCAAACGTAAAAACAGAACTTGAAATACCTAGCGAAGAAGAAATCGCAGTTAAAGAACAAGAAACGATCAACGAACAAGTTGGTCCTGATGATGTACAAGTAACTGAAGAAGAAGATGGTAGTGCTACAATAGATTTTGATCCAGAAGCAGTTAATCAACCTGGAACAGATAGTCACTTCGATAACTTAGCAGAACTATTACCTGAAGATGTTTTAGGTAAATTAGGTTCTGAACTTGCAGCAAATTACATGCAATATAAATCTTCAAGAAAAGATTGGGAAGATAGTTATACAAAAGGTTTAGATTTATTAGGATTTAAATACGAAAACCCAACTCAACCTTTCCAAGGTGCTTCAGGTGCAACACACCCAGTGTTAGCAGAAGCAGTAACACAATTTCAAGCACAAGCTTACAAAGAATTATTACCCGCAAATGGTCCAGTCCATACTAGAATAGTTGGACTAGCTGACAGAGCTAGAGAAGACCAATCAAACAGAGTTAAAGAATTCATGAACTATCAGCTCATGGATGTGATGAAGGAGTATGAACCCGAGTTCGATCAAATGCTTTTTTATCTCCCTCTTAGTGGCTCTGCCTTTAAAAAAGTTTATTACGATGAACTTTTAGGCAGAGCTGTATCAAAATTTGTTCCAGCTGACGATTTAGTTGTGCCTTACACTGCAACATCTTTAGAAGATGCAGAAGCAGTTGTGCATGTAATAAAAATGTCAGAGAATGAATTAAGAAAAAAACAAGTTTCAGGTTTTTATAAAGATATAGAACTAACACCTGGATACAATCAAGAAACAGAAGTAGAAAAAAAAGAAAGAGAATTAGAAGGAATTAAAAAAACTAGAGATGAAGACATCTTTACTATTTTAGAAATTCATACCGACTTAGATTTAGAAGGTTTTGAAGATAAAGATTCACAAAACGAACCAACAGGAATTAAACTTCCTTACATTGTGACTCTTGAAATGGGTAATAGAACAATATTATCAATTAGACGTAACTATCAAGCTAACGATCCGCAAAAACTTAAAATAGATTACTTTGTACATTTTAAATTTTTACCTGGAATGGGCTTTTATGGTTTTGGTTTAATTCATATGATCGGTGGTTTGTCTAGAACGGCAACTACTGCACTAAGACAATTGTTAGATGCGGGTACGTTAAGTAATTTACCTGCAGGATTTAAACAACGAGGAATACGAGTAAGAGACGAAGCGCAAGCTATACAACCCGGCGAATTCAGAGATGTAGATGCACCTGGAGGAAGTATCAAAGATGCATTTATGCCTTTACCTTTTAAAGAACCTTCACCAACTTTATTACAGTTGATGGGTATAGTGGTACAGGCAGGGCAACGATTTGCCGCCATAGCTGACATGCAGGTCGGTGACGGCAACCAACAAGCAGCTGTTGGTACGACTATAGCTCTCTTAGAACGTGGTTCGAGAGTCATGTCAGCCATACATAAGAGATTGTATGTGGCGATGAAGTGTGAGTTTAAATTGTTAGCAGGAGTTTTTAAAACTTATCTGCCTCAAGAGTATCCTTATGACGTAGTTGGAGGTCAAAGAAATATAAAAGTTGCAGATTTTGATGACAAAATAGATATTATTCCAGTTGCAGACCCAAATATCTTCTCTCAATCGCAAAGAATTAGTTTAGCACAAACAGAATTACAACTTGCAATGTCAAATCCGCAAATGCACAACTTGTATGAAGCGTTTTATGCAATGTATTCGGCAATTGGTGTAAAAAATATTGATAAAATTTTACCACCACCGCCAAGACCCACTCCAATGGACCCTGCAGCAGAAAATATTATGGCAATGAGTGGAAAACCATTCCAAGCTTTCAAAGGACAAGACCATCAAGCGCATATTACAACCCATTTAAACTTTATGGCGTCTAATATTGCCCGAAATGCACCTCCGGTTATGGCTGCATTGGAAAAAAACATTTTTGAACACATTTCTTTGATGGCACAAGAGCAATTAGAGGTAGAATTTAGAGACGAGATACAACAATTAACACAAATGCAACAAATGGTGCAACAAAACCCAATGTTACAACAAGATCCGCAGTATCAACAACAAATTATGTCTCTTTCAATGAGTTTAGAGTCAAGAAAAGCAAAATTAATTGCAGAAATGACTCAAGAATTTAAAGAAGAAGAAAATAAAATTATGGGTGAGTTTGGAAACGACCCAATTGCTAAATTAAAAGCAAGAGAACTAGATTTAAGAGCTATGGATGACACAATCAAACGTGATCAAGACCAAGAAAAAATTGATTTAGATAAATCTAAACAATTAATGGGTCAACAACAGTTTGATGAAAAACTACAACAAAACGAAGAATTAGCTGAACTAAGAGCTGATACGTCACTAACCAAACAAATGATGTCTCAAGAGGCCAAAATGGTTAATGATATGATGAAACAAGCAGATGTTAGGATCTTGAAAGGCCCTAAAAGATAGTATATAAACTAATAAGGAGAAAACTATGGGAAAAGGAAAAACATTCTTTACAAAAAACAATCCAAGATATGTTGGAGAAGTTGTATCTGATACACCAAAAGCAGATGCAAAAAACACTCTTTCAATTAACGCGGATGGTTATGCACAAGAAGTTGAAGTTAAAATTCCTCAAGGTGAACCAACTGTAAATAAAGTTGGTGGCCAAAGAAGAATGTTAGCTTCTAAAAAGTCTACTGTTAAGTGGTACTAGTATGTGGTTGTCGGCAATTAAATTAGCCGTTTCTGCTGGTAGTAAAATTTACGCTAACAAGCAGCGAACGAAGATGGCTATGTCAGATGCACAATTGATGCATGCTACTAAAATGGCCCAAGGAGAGGAAGCTTACCAGGGAAAACTCCTAGAAGCCCGTCAAGCAGACTACAAGGACGAAGCCGTTTTGGTGGTACTCACGTTGCCCATCGCGGTGCTCGCATATGCAGTTTGGTCAGACGATCCGGGCGCTATGGATAAAGTAAATGTATTCTTTGAGCATTTCGCGGCACTCCCCCAATGGTTCACTAATTTATGGATCCTTGTGGTTGCGTCGATTTATGGTATAAAGGGAACACAAATTTTTAGAAACGGAGGCAAAAAATAATGAGTAAAAAATCTAGAAGAAGAAATAAAAAAATTTTAGCAACTCTTGCTGCTATTGGAACTGGGTTAGCTTTAGCTAACAGAGGTAAAGGCACAGAAATGTCAAACATTGAAGTTGATAGTGGAAGAGGCGGAAAGAGCTCTAGTGCAAAATCAAGAATTGCCGCAAATGTTGTAAATAATGCATCAAGCGTTTATCCTGATGCGATTATGAGAGGTGGTAAAGGTGCAGTTATACCTAGTGACTTACCAGTAACATCAGCTAACGTTCAAAAAAATTTGGTAGAACCACCATTAAAAAGAATGCAAAGAAAATACAAGGATTCAGATTTTTATCCAGATTTAGATTATCAATTTGCTGCGAAAGATGGTGGAAGAGTTAGTCACAAAAAAGGCGGAAGAGTTAAAGGTGCCGGTTGTGCTAAACGTGGTTTTGGAAGAGCATTTAAAGGAGGAAAATAATATGAGACAAAATGGAGTAAGACCAGCAAGATTCAGATTTAAAGTCGGTGGACGTGTTGGTAAAATGGGCGGTGGATCTATGTCTACTGCTAGAAGAGACATGAGATCTGGCTACTATCCATCAGATATGGGTATGGAAGGTGGAGCTATGATGAAAAAAGGTGGCCGTGTTAAGAAAAAGAAACAAGGTTACAAAGATAGAAAAGATGAATCTATCGCAATGAGAATTCGTAAGAAAAGAACTAAGAAGCAATTAAAAGCATCTAGAGATGAGTCTTACGGAAGATTTGGAAGCAAAGCTAAAAAATCTGGCAAAATAAATAGATAATGATTAAAAAAATTATTGAAAAATTTTTTGGTAGATTTTGTAGATGTAAAGTTGAAGTAAAAAACATCTGCGAGCATGCGAACCGAGTTTCTAAAACTGTTAAGTATTGCATAGATTGCAAACTAGTTTTAGATGAAAGTTAAAAGGAGAAACATATGAACAAACGTTTTGGATCAGGTGATGGAAAAATCACTTCATACGAAAAGAAAAGAGGAATGGCTATAGCTAAAGCTACAGGCAATCCTTACAAAGCAGGTGGAAGAGATACACTTAAAAAAGGTGGTAGCGCTTATCACACGACTAAAGATGGTAGAAGAGTTAAAAAAGGACTTTACTACTATATGAACAAAAGAAAGAAAGCAGGTACAAGCAGACCAGGTAAGGGAACTGTAAGTTCTAAAGCATTAAAAAGATCGGCTAAAACTGCTAAGAAGGCATAATGCGTAAAGCTGACAATATGCCAGCTAGAAACAAAAAGAACTTCAGACCTACGAAGTCTGGAGCAGGCATGACACGAGCTGGTGTTGCTGCCTACCGAAGAAAAAATCCCGGCTCAAAGTTAAAAACAGCTGTGACTGGTAAAGTTAAAAAAGGGTCCGCTGCCGCTAAAAGGCGAAAATCTTACTGCGCAAGAAGTGCAGGTCAAATGAAACAATTTCCTAAAGCTGCGGCCAATCCAAATTCGAGACTTCGACAGGCACGTAGAAGATGGAAATGTTAAATGAGAAATGTTTTATTAGATGCTTTAGAAGATAGATATCAAGCAATTATATCAGAAGCAGACGCTACAATTAAAATATACTTAGAACATCCTGTAGGTATTGGTGAGCATCCACAACATCTAGATGAAATAGACAAACTATTTCAAAAGATAGCAGACGCTCAAGAAAAACTTAATACTTTAAAAGATTTTAGAGGAGAAAGAAATGCCCTTTAGATCTGAAAAACAACGTAAATATTTATTTGCAAAAAAGCCTACCATTGCAAAAAAATGGAGTAAAAAATACGGTAGCAAAATAATAAAGAAAAGGAAAAAGAAATAATGGATGATGTAACTTTTATAGACAAAATAAGAAAAATTATCAAAATGAGACATGATGATGTGGTGGCAACCATGGCTTCTGGTGGTGTTGACAATATGGAGAAATACCAGTATATGTTAGGACAGATACGAACATATCAGTATTTAAGTCAGGAAATATCCAGCCTGCTAAATAAAAAGGAGCAACATGACAAAGACGGAACAGTTATCAACATCAACTCAAAAACCAAAGATTGAGTTACCAAACAAAACATTAGTTGGTGTAAAACCAACCAAAAAAACAGAAATTAACGAATCATCAAAATTACCCAAGCCAACAGGTTGGAGAATTTTAGTTTTACCTTTTAAACAAAAAGAAAAAACTAAAGGTGGAATTTTATTAGCAGACGAAACAGTAGAGCGATCACAAGTAGCATCAACTTGTGGTTTAGTTTTAGATATGGGCCCACACTGCTATGATAAAGAAAGATATCCAGAGGGTCCCTGGTGCAAGAAAGGTGATTGGATTATCTTTGCAAGATATGCCGGATCACGAATTAAAATAGATGGGGGTGAGATAAGACTTCTCAAT